CTAGTGAGATTGCAGCGCGGCTTTCACAGCCGTAAGCGAATAACGGCCTTTTATATCTTTGAATCTATGTTCTTTGGCTAACTTCTTAAATGAATGGTAGGATAAGCCTGGTATACGTTCACATAATTGCGTAATGTTAAGCAGCTCATCGCCTTGGGCTGCTAAAACTTTTGATACAGCCTTTTCACACACCTTTTCTATTAACTGCTCCAACTCAGAGGCAGGCATAGAAACAAATTTAACCTCTGTCATGCTGCAAACCCTCCGTTATGTTTACAGCTATTCACCAACTCAGTAATTTTTGTTAACCCATAAGCTGTGATTCGCATATGTAAATGAACTTTCTCCTCACCAGTATTTTTATTTATGATTACTGGTGATGGGCGATTGATAAATATTCCTGCCTCTCGTTTTGTTGAGTACGGTTGTAAACGACCATGCTCTTCTCGATAAATCCATTTTTTATCAATTAATAGACTTATTAGTTTGCGTTCACCGATATTAATAGTTTTTGCACATTCGCGTATAGTGTATGTGCCATCAGTATTAGCTATAGTTTCAAGTGCTTGCGCTTTCGGCTCTAATAACTCAACCTTTGACTTTGCTGCCTCTAACTCTTTTGTTTTTGACTCTAAAATATTGTTTGCAACTTGAAGTGCTTTAGCCATCAATATTTCAGGTGAATCAACTTCTTGCCCAACAATATAGCCACCATTTTTACGAATGCTTGGCAATACGTCAGAAGTAACCCATTTCTTAAATTGCTTAGCTTCAGGTTTACGACTTGTTAGAACTAAAGAATAAAGACCAGATTCATTGACTAAATTAGTAGGCCTATGGCTACCCTCAATAGTACTGAGGGTAATTTCTTCAGCATCCAATCTACTGGCAGCCATGCTAACATTACCAATCTCTAAAACATTACAAACATCAGAAAGAACAAACCAAATTTCACCATCCTCTTTTACAATGGTGCGAACTTCTTTTTGATTGAAGTTGAAAACAGCTACATTGTTCATCACTTAATCTCCTCAACCTTTTCTGCAATTTCCTCCAAAATTCTCCACCCATCCAATCTGTGAAGCGGTTCCTGTACTCCACTGGCATCACATTGCTGCTGAACTATTTTTTCAATTGCCACTACAACTTTTCTAGTTCTTGGTACCAGTATGCAGCCTTCAAGCTTCTTGTTTGCCCGTTCTGTAGCTGCTTGCCAAGCTATGAAACTACGTTCACGTTCTCTACTATTTGCTGGACTGCTATAGACACGGTTATATAAGTGTCTTGCTTCAACATCATCTAGCTCATTTCCGCAGTTGTCGTTCCAGTCTTTAAAGTGCCATGCGTCAAAAGCTGCACGATCAAAATTATTTCCATGTTTATTCATGCCATCACCTCAATGAATCTTCTGAAGATCAGCTGGATCAACTGCAAAACTCCCAGCAACAACTTTGCCTTGCTCAGCTTGAATTGCTCTTAGTCTTTCCACTTGACTAATAACCTCTTCAACTGGGACACCCAAGTGCACTGCAACTTGTTCAGGGGTGAAAACTTTAGTTCCATCTTCAAGACAAAACACTTCTTTAGGTATTAACCCCATTTCATTTGCTATATCTCTAGCCATTTCATTAAACCAATCTGGAGCAAGAAGCATTGCTTTCAAAAATTGATTTCTAGCTTCTTCTGAGTCCTCACCTTTAGTTTTAACTAACGCCTCATACTTTTCCATTTCTGCAGAAAATTCAGGTGGGAATGTTTGGCGTTTCGTATGAGTAATTTTTGCCTCATTAAATAACTTTTCAAAGCGTGGGCTGATAGTGCCAATCCATCCCATTGCAAAAGTTTCAAAAACAGTTGGCTCTTCACCAGTAGTTAATAGATCTGTCAGATAGGCAACCACATCCTCAACATTGCTTTCAAATGAGTTTACGTTTTCACGGGTAATATTCTTTTTCATGTCTAATTCCTATTTTACAAATACAGTTGCGAATGTGGTTCCAGCAATTTCTGGCAATACGTCTTTAGCTTCTTCAAATGCACGCGCCTTTGCTGCTGCTTCTGAATCTAGTGTCATGGAGTCGTTATACTTCTTCCATTCCTCTTTAGATCGGCGATCCAAGAATCTACCTAGCAAGTGAAGAATCTGTTTAGTTGCATTATTGGTTTTCTTATAGCGAGCATCTGTTTCTATAAGGTCTATAGCTCCAGCTCTAGCCAACTTTAAAAGCTCATCATATGGCAAGCTTTCAAAATCAATTCCAATTATTTGATCTGCTTTCTTTAGATCAACATCCTTACTTGGGTTGATTAATCTTTGTTTTACATCTTGCGGGCTGATCTTATGTGCAAGCCCATTTCGTCTAAAGCGAATTACATTACTCATGATCATGCCTTCAAATGTTTTTCAAATTCTTTAAAAAGCTGGGTAGCTGCCTTATTCATTTTTCCGTCATACGTGATGTGCACGTTTCTAGGAAAAAGTTTGCTGACTGTGGCGCAATAAAACTCCATGCGCCCACAAGGTCTAACAATTCCGCGATACCCAATCTTTGTAAGCCATAATAAAAACGCCTTAAAAAGAACCTCCCTAGAGAGGTCGGCGTAATTAACGCCGTCCGTCATTCTTAAAACCTTCTGTAAGTGTTTTAGAGATGGCCGCATTCGCTGGAGCTAAATGATTTGTGTTGATTACTTGCGTCTCTGGGACAACCTCTAGGTGTGTAATATTATTTTTCAACTCATCAAGTTGGTATTGACCACCAGTTAATTGAGCAAGCTCACCGTTGTGATAATCCTGAGATAAATCTGCTTGAGTTTTGGCAATATCAATCAAGCGAAAGGTTTTATCAAAGGCAAACTTACTTAAGTTGTGATCCTTTAGTTTTTCAACAAGACTTAGCTCAATTGCGGACAGTAGGGCATTGATATCACCCATATCATTCTTAGCTTCACTACGAGCTGCAATAAGGTCATCCACAGTCACGCTTTTGTTTTCTGGAAAAAGTTGTGAACTAGTACGCATGATTATTCCCCTTTATTTTTTAAGTGAAGCTAAGCGCTCTTTGTGAGCATCAACTAAGCCTTGAAAGTGTTCACTTGTTCTACCATCAAGCTTCATTAATCCTTGTGTAGACATAACTCCAGAATGAATTTTGAAGCGGCGTTTAGGCATTGTTTTTTCAAAATACAACTTAGCTATCAATGCATCTTTTAGGTTGAAATAGAATGGTGATGATGTGGTAATCTCATTTTCTGAATCATCAAAAGATTGAGAAAAGTAGTAATGACAGCTTTGACTTGTGTTTTGTTCTGCTTGCCAAGTTAGAACATCTTTATAGTTTGGAATTAGCTTAACTAAATCTTCTTCAGCCATTTTTTCAACATTCAATTTGATCAAACGGAATTCATGTTGATTAAGCCAAACACGCTCCCACATAGGGGCATTTTCATTTTCAAAATCTAAGATTGATTTAGCAAAAGCACCATAACTCATGTAGTAACAAATTTTAGGGTTTGCGCTTTTTAAGCTTTCTAGCTTTCTTTCTGCTTGATCAAGATGAAAGAACGGACGATTTATCACGCCGAATGGATAAACCTCTTGGCCTTGTATTTGAATTGAAAAATAATGACAAAAGTCCTCATCAAGCAACCATGCATTAATTTGGGCAAGCATCTTTTCAGGAGTCTTGTTTTTGTTTGATGAGCGAAGGTATGGGCTAATGCAGTCCTGTTGACTAATATCTGTGATTTGGTTCATAATAAAGCACCAGTTATAGCGATGCTGCTCTGAAATTTTGGTAGAGGACAGAGAAAGCATCTAGGTTTAAAATTAGCTCCACAGTGTGGGGCTTTTTGTGTTTGTGAAATTAGGTTAACTTAAATTAACTAAATGCGTCAATAATTATTTTTAATTTATTTTAGTTAATTTTTTTGATAATAAAAAACCCACAAAAGTGGGCAAATTTTATAAAAATTTCTTATTATTGGCGTGAATTTGCTAGTAAATATCCCTATAAAGTCCTACTACTTTCCCAACAAGTCTGCAATCTTCTGATAGTTTTATAATTTTATCAGGCCAATCAGGGTTTAATGGTTCAAGAAACTTACTTGAGCCTTCTCCCTCAATTATTAATTTCTTGAAGGTTGCTTCTGAGTCGCCAGCACATGCAACAATTACAAGATCATCCGTTTTTAAATCAAATGTTTGTATGTCTGGGTTTACATAAATTCTGTCACCGGGTAAGAAAGTTGGCGCCATTGAGTATCCAACAACTTTTAATGCATATCCATTTTTTCCACATCTACGATTTGGGGGAAGGTATTCCTCAATTTCAGTATCTTTTAAAACAGTTTCAATGGGACTAAAAGAACCTGCTGCAACCCACGATATCACTGGAACAGGACGACCATCTGATGGCATCTTTTCACTTAAAACAACATTATTGTCCAGTTTTTCTTCAGTACCATGCATTAACCAACTATCTGAAACACCAAATAATTCTGCTAATTTCTTAAGCGATTCGGTCTTAGGTACATTTTCTCCATTTATCCATTTTAATACTGCTACTTTTGACTTTCCCGTTGCCAAGGCTAGGTCTACTTGTCGTAACTTTTTTTCTTTCATTTTCTGGACAATTCTTTCATGTAATTCCATAACAATATTCGCAGTGAATTGGTTAACTTATATTAACACACTATATTGAAAATAAAATCCCAGCATGATAACTTAAGTTAACTTTATGGATAATTTAAGTTAACCTATGAACCTTCAAGACTTATTGGACTACCACGATTGTAGCTCAAAACAGGAGCTATCAAGAAAGATGTTGGTTTCTAGAATTACCTTATGGAAGTGGGAAAAAGAAGGAATTCCGCTAAGAACACAGGCCTTTTTAGAAATTGAATCAAAAGGGATTTTAAAGGCGGATTTACTTAGCAAATCGAGTCAATCGTTAAATTAAAAAAACCGCCATCTGTTACAGCAGAGGCGGTTTTGTGTTTTGGAGCAAACCAAAATGAATGAACAAATCTTAGCACAAAATTCAGACTGTGCAAGCCCATATGATGAGGAGGATCAAGTCCTTACTCAATGGCAAATTGATCATGACGCATATGCAGACTCAATAGCTGAGTACAAGGAATCTCGCAAAGAACTTGAAAAGGCTTTGGGCGTTCAAAAAGATTTCAACAAAACTTCCCATCCAATTGGGGAGGTTATAGCGGACCTACAAAAACATGCTCACCTATATGCACTCTTGAATCGATTTGAGAGCGCTGTAATCAACCGTCTAAGAGCAAAGGATAAGTTGTAATGCATTACTACGAGCGAAATATAGGCGACTATTACCGCAAGGCTGGAAGATTAAATATCTTGCAGCATGGGGTTTATAACTTGCTCATGGATGCCTGTTACGACCGTGAATCGTTCCCAACGCTTGAAGAGGCTATTGAATGGGTATGGGCGGAATCTGAGGAAGAAATTGACGCTGTTAAATTTGTACTTAAGAAGTTTTTCAAATTAAATGAGGACGGGGTTTATATTCAAAACCACATTAAAGAAGAGCTTGAAAAGTATAGAGCCTTCCTTGCTAAACAAGCAGAGAATGGCAAAAAAGGTGGTCGCCCAAAGAAAAACCCAAAAAATGATTCTGGTAATAATGGGAATGATTTTGATAATTCTGGCTTTAAAAATGAAAGCCAAGAAAACCCAAATGAAAGCGAATTAAACCCAGAAAAACCCAAAGAAACCCAAACAAAGCCTAAACCATCTAACCATCTAACCAACGAACCATCTAACCAAGAAAATAATATATGTCCGCCTAACGGCGAACTTGTACCTGCTGAAAAGCCAAAAGAGAATTTCAAGAGTGAGATTCAAGAGGTTTTTGAGTTTTGGAAAGTTACGTTTAACAAAAGAAATACCACCGTTTTGGACAATAAGCGAAAGACCAAAATTCAGGCTCGACTCAAAGAGGGGTATACGGTTCAGGATCTCAAACAAGCAATTCTTGGATGTTCTAAGTCTGAATATCACATCCAAGGTGGATATACCGACATTGAGTTGATTTGTCGTGAAGCATCAAAACTAGATCGTTTTATTGAAATGTCTAATCCAGCACAGGTTGCTATCCAACCTCAAACTGAGGATGAACAACCAGCACCTACTCAATACAAAGTAATTGAAGGGAGATGGTAATGGGGCTTAGTTCAAATATTCATGATGTGAATATGGAGCAATGTGTACTAGCTGCTCTAATGACCACAGCTTTGTCACTTGAGACAATTGGTCAAGAATTGGATGCTGAATGTTTTTATTCAGATCGTCACCAACAGATCTATAAGGCCATTGTAGAGCTATCAGAAAGCAATTGTCCGTATGACGTGGTAATGGTGAGTAACTACCTAAAAGGCAAAAACGTTTTGCATTTGATGGGTGGGGAAGAATACTTAATTCAACTTATGCAAGATGCGCCGAGTAGTTTTTACAACGCTGAAAGTTATGTCACTCAGTTAAATAAACTTAAAACACATCGAAGAATTGAGCAGATTGGTTTGCGTATTGCTGCAATGGCGAAAGATACAACTTTGCCTGATGTATTTGTTGAGGCTGAAAATCTTCTTGGGCAAGTAGATAAGACGGATGATGCAGATATGGGAGCAAGTTTTGGAAGTGCTCTCGATAGTGCCTTAGAGCAAATGATTGACAAGTTTGATAAGCAGAGCAGACACGAAACAACAGGTGTTAAGTTCAACCTTAAAACACTAGATGAGATGTTAGGAACCGTACAAAACGGTCATTTTTGTGTAGTTGGTGGTCGTCCCGGTTCTGGGAAGTCAACTTTAGCCCAAATGATGGCAATTGATACGGCAATGCTTAAAAAAGAGGGTGTTCTTTTCATATCAGCAGAAATGGACAAAGAAACACTTTCTAATCGTATGTTTAGCTCACTTAGCTCCATTCCATACAACAATCTACACAATGCAACACTTTACGATGGGCTACTAAAAGAATATGCAAATTACAAACAAGTTTATAGCGATCTGCCTATATGGATAGAGCCAAAGCAAAAACCAAGCATTAGTGAAGTAAGAGCATATGCAAGGAGAGCTAAGCGCCGTTTTGCCAAAGCTGGTACCAAACTTGGCTGCATCATTGTTGATTATCTTCAGCTTGTAAGAGATCCAAGCAAAAAAGACCGCTTTCAAGAAGTTGGCTCTATTAGTCGTGAACTTAAATCTATGGCTAAGGAGTTTGAATGCCCGGTTGTAGCGCTCGTTCAATTAAATCGTGAATCAGAAAAAGGTAAGAAACCGAAAGCTTCTGACATTAAGGAATCAGGGCAGATCGAGCAAGACGCGGATCAAATTATTCTCGTTAATCCGCTCACTGATGATAAGACACTACAACCTCTTGGGGTCACTGAACTGATTATTGCCAAAAATCGACATGGCAAAAGAGGGAGTGTGCGCGTTCAGGAGTTTCTGGATGTTTGTAAATTTAAGGCAATTGAGGTGGCAGCAGAATGAAAACGTTCCTAATCATTATGACCGTTATCTGTATTGCTACTTTTATGGGGCTGGTTGTAGCTGCAATAACTGCAAAGCTGCACCAGTATTCAGGAAGTCTAGCTAAATTTCGCTTTTCACTAGCCTTCATGGATATCACTTTTTTCTTTTTATGTATATCGGCTCTGGCTGTATTTGATGGGGGTAAGTATCTGGCGTTCGCTCATTTAACCCAATTTTTGTTGTCTTTATACCTAATTTTTTACCGTTCTAATAAGTGGGAGCGCAAAGCATGAATGAAAAATGGACTTACAAAGAAATGATGGCCCTGCGTTGTGCTTATAACCATGGTGTAAGAACTCCAGAAACACGAGCGGCAGCTTGCCTGTATGTGAAGTTGGGTAGAAATAAATTATTAGATCAATTCAAGAAAGAAAGTGAAGCAAAAGGCAAGGTGGAATGATGAATAATAAACCGCATGTATTACAAGCTTGTAATTGGAAGAAGTACACAATTGAGAATTGGTTAGAGCAATTTGGGGCATGGATTAATGAAGATAATGCCGAAACCTATTTGGGTACACGTAACACCTTAACTTACTTAATTGATTCTGTAGAGGGCGTAAAGCGTGATGCAAGAAAGCGCTCATTGCCACAGTGCAAAATCTCTACTGATGAGGCGAGAGCTGTAAGTGGATTATTGCGTGATTTACGAATGAACCCAAACCCTACATTACAAGAATGGCTAGATTTTGTAGTGTTGTATTACGTGCATGGGTTGAGTGAGGAAACTATTGCTGACATTAGCAAATGCTCACGTAACGCCGTGAGACAAGATTTAAAGTGTGGTATTGCCTATATTGTTGGGCAACGTAATACATTGCGGAGCAAATTAACCGAAAAACAGGCCAAAGTAAGAAAACCAAAGAAAACCCTTGACTTGGCGCCAATAGTTCTTTAAATTCGTGATAAGTGGTACGAAGTATAAGCAAGTGTCACTGATCTTAAAGAAGCTCGCCAAACGGTGGGCTTTTTGCTTTTATGCCCTACGAGCTTAGAACATTGGATTCCGATGTGCTGGACTGGATTTCTAGTCGATGCTTAAACGTAGGGCTATTTTTTTGGAGGTTCACATGCTCCGAAGAATTAAGCAGGTCTTTTGCATACATGTTTGGGAATATGGGTTGGATTACAACGACGACCCAATCAAAGAATGCAGAAAGCGTGTAAAGATTAAAGTAATTTAATTTACTATTGAGAATTCAATAACTTAATTTGACCAATTCATTTAAATTCGGTATCCTTGTTGAATAAATTTTATTCATCAATAGGTGTCTTATGAAGCATGGGAAATTTGAGGAAGGGAAAGAGGTTTTCTTGAAGGGTTGTAAACAAAGAATGACTCTAGTTTCAATCGATCAAAAGGCTGAAACTGGCTTATGTAAGTGGACTGATCCTAATGTTCCAAAAATCCACCAAGAAGTCTTTAATCTTTCCGACCTTAGAGCAGCAGGATCAAATATAAATTGGGCTGAGGTGAATAAGGAGTTTGAAGCCCAGTCACGATTTAGATGATAGATTTTTAGTTTTTGTTGGCCGAACGGATTACGGCATATATTGCCCCGCTGAATACTAGTTATTGGCGGGGCTTTTATTTTATTAACTAGATAATTTAGTTCTCGATAGTGAATAATTTACTATTGAGAATCAAATACTTATTTGCAATTATGTATGTTTTGTAGTCTACTGAGCATGTCTTAATCTTTGAGAGAAAATGCTTGTGTTTGGCTATATTGAAACTTTAGACGTGATTGACTCTAATGGTGATAAGTCTCAATTAGAGAAGTGTAGAATCGATTCAAATGAGGCAGTCTACACTCAAGGTGATCTAGAAGGTATACATATTGGCAACATGCTCATTAGAACTTATTCAGATGGGTTTACTGAGCGATTCAAAATTATAGGCATATCTGGGCCAACACTAATACCTGGTGTTAAAAAGATTGAAGTTGTAGAAGTGTAATTTAAAGCCCCGCCAAGTGCGGGGTTTTCTTTTTTGGAGATGGCAATGGAAATTGCACAGCTTTTAGTTGCTTTGGTAATGGCGCATTTCTTGTGTGATTTTGCACTTCAAAATGATTTTGTCGCTAACTTTAAAGCTAGATTCGTTGGTGATAAAAAGAATGATATGTGGGGGTGGGTTTTAAGCGCTCATTGTGCAATCCATGCTTTGCCAGTTTTCCTATTAACTAAATCACTTGGTCTTTCATTATTGATGTTTGTTACCCACTTTGTAATTGATTTAATGAAGTGTGAGAAAAAAATAAGTTTTAACTTGGATCAATCACTACATTTGACTGTGGTTTTTCTAATTACTGGACTATATGCATTAAGTTAAATGGATTGGGGTGAACATGGACACAAACGAAGCCAAAAAGAATCTTGATAAATATTCGGAAGAGTTAAGCCGTTACCAGAACTTATCTCGTACTGGATTAAGTCTCGAAGAAATGCTTGTTATAGACCGCATCATAATGCGATTGAAAAACAAGATTAATAATTTGCGGTCTATGTTGAATGCGTGACTCCAAACGATTAGCCGAAGTACGCAAGCTGCCATGCATGAGATGTGGTGCACCAGCACCAAGCCAAGCCGCGCATTCTAATTCTAGTAAAGACGGTAAGGGCAGATCCATTAAGGCTTGCGACTCTAAAACTTTTTCTATGTGTTTTTCCTGCCATCATTTATTTGATACCTACCAACTAGGGAGCAGACAGGAAAGCGAGGAGCTATTTAATAAATGGCTTAAGCGAACCAACGCAATGCTTGAGTCAGAACAAGAGTTATTTTGATATGATTTAACCAACGTAATTGGTGTAAGGATTTACAATGGTTAAGCATGTTGATTATGAGGCTGTATATGACGGTGAGAATTTTTCTTTCATCAAAGTATTAATGGATGATGGTTCATATGACCCAATAGCTGGAACAAATGGGCCTTATGGCATCATAACTATTGTTGGATATGAGGTTAGGATTTCGTACCCTGAAAATCTCACACAAGAATTAATAGAGAAAATGGTAAACCAATTTACTAGAAAGAATTAAGCCACCCTCGGGTGGTTTTTAGTTTAATCGGAGCCGAAAGGCTCTTTTTTTGTGCCTAGAAAAAGGAAGCGAGAAATGAAAACCAACCAGAAAGGCCAAGCTGATGTGGTATTAGCCGCACTTTGCTTTCTTGCCATTTTAATTGTCATTGTTTTGATTATGTTTGCATGGCCTCACTACAAGGTGTGGAAGCAGGGCATGAACGGTCAAGCACTATTGGCAGAAGCTGAACAGTCAAAAATGATTCAGGTTCAAACGGCGCGAGCTGAACTTGAAAGTGCCAAGTTACGAGCAGAAGCAATCAAAACTATTGGTCAGGCCGCAAAAGATTACCCGGAGTACCGTAAACAAGAGTTTATCGGCGCATTTGGTGATGCTTTACGTGATGGCAAGATTCAACAAATTGTATATGTCCCAACTGAGGCAAACATTCCAGTTTTAGAAGCTGGTAAACGTCCCGTTGTGGATGAATAAGGTATAGGTGGGAATATGGAACCAGCAACATTCCCAATCAATAGTTATTCAGGAATTGTTCAGGTAATTAACTACCTGAACAATAACCACTCCAAAGCAGCCGCAGAAGGCAAACCTTTAGTCGTTAGAATCAATCAGAAGGAAGACGACAGGAGCGCCGCACAAAACCGGCTTTATTGGGCTTGGCTTGAGCAGATAAAGCAAAAGACTGGTAACTCAAAGGATGACCTTCATTTACTTTTTAAGAAAAAGTTTCTTGCCCGGATCTATGTTGAGGGTCGGCAAGAGACTGCAGAAAAGTACATGGCTTTGCAGAACTTTAAAGATGTTATTCAAGCATTCGATGGACCTAAGCGCCGTCAACTTGAAAAGGATTACCAAGTTTTGGTCAATACCTTCATTAAAGACCACCTGCAAAGCAAGAAGGCCACCATTAAAGAATTCACCAAATATCTGGATAAGATCAACATCTATGCACATAGAGACTTGGGCGTGATGTTGATTATCCCGGATGACCTTAAGTGGTGCTATCAAAATGAGCAGTGATTCAAATTTGCATGATGTGGTGCTTAAGCTGATAGAGCAGACAAATAAGCTTATAGACCATAACAATAAGTTGACTGAACAAAACAATAAGCTTATCGAACAGAATAGCTTAATCATTCAAATCAATGCTGAACAGTCTGCACAACTATCAGAAGTCTTGGCAATGTTTGAAGATGATGAACCAGCGCCAAAGTCTAAATCATTGGATGGGTGAGCACGATGAGTCCAAAGAACATTATTAATAATCGATTGGGTTTTTATGGATTGGGTGATGAGTCTAAACAACCTCACATTGTACTTGAGCTCGAAACCCCGGAAGTTTTGCGTAAACAATTGGAGCTCCGTTTAGTTAAGTTGGTCCAAGAGTATCAACATAAAGGTTTAGATATTGATTGGATATCCATTGACTTACTTAATGGTGTAGATGCGCGAGTAAACTTAAATGAAACTCCAAACATTCAAGAACAAGTTGCAGACGCTACAGGCACCCGCACAAAGCCAGAAGAACTCTAAACAAAACAATTGGGGTTCTGGTCGTGGTGGCCGTCCGTGGCGCCGTCTTAAAGCAAAGGTCCATTTGCGTGATGAATGGACCTGTCAATGTTGTGGCATCGTTACCAAAGACTTAGAGCTTGACCATATTGTAAATGTGGCAAGAGGTGGAACGGATGATGAATCCAACCTCCAGTCTCTTTGTGTTCCATGCCATAAAAAGAAAACCCAACAGGAGAGTAGACAATGAGTTTTGAAGTAAATGATTTGGTGGTTGGACTTGGGCATGTTGGACTTTTAAAGATCACCAAAGTCACAGATAAGAAAGTTTGGGTTGATCTACTCAATCCACAGGTCATGAATTTTATTTGTAGTGATAGCTGCTTAAAGTCTCAAATTCGACCCGCATCGGAGCAAGAGAAGTTATGTGGCTATGCGATGAAGAATTGAAGCTGTCCAGTAGCGCCGTAGCAATTTAAATATTTGCACCAAATTGATGCACAAAAATACAGCAGGCAGGGGGGGAGGGTAAAACTTTCAAGCCCTTCGCCGTTGGACACCGCCCCCCATCTCATTTATAAAAAAATTTCCCTCTCAGAAAAAGTTAAAGCAAAAAGTTAAAATCAAGTTAAAGGTAGAGCAATGGCATTAACAGAGAAAATGGAAAAATTTGCTCTTGCCATTGTTGACGGCAAGACAAATAAAGAAGCAGCAATTTCAGCAGGTTATGCAGAAAAAACCGCATCACAACAGGGTTCCAAATTAAGTAAAGATCCTGAAATTATTGTCTACATCGAAAAGTTAAAGGCTCAAAAAGAAGGGCGCTCTTTAACTTCTGACCAACCTAAGGTTAAACCTGAAAACGAGCCAGAAAATAGCGGTGAAGATGAAACCCCGGTTGATGAATTCCAGTTTGAAGGTGATGATCCTTTAGATTTTTTAATCAAGGTCATGAACTTTAATGGCAATAAACTACCACTAAGAATGCAAGCCGCAATTGCAGCATTGCCTTATAAACACGGTAAAGTAGCTGAAAAGGGCAAGAAACAAACCAAAGAGGAGGAGGCAAAGCAAGCTACGAAATCTAGCAAGTTTGGTACTTTAAATAATCAACTTCCAAGTTAATTAATAATGTGTAAAATAATGGCGAAATAAATTTTATGTAAAACTTATGTGTGAAAATAGCGAAAAATTCAAAGATTTATGTGAAAACCAAGCACTTTATACTAGCTTTGTAATGGTAGGTAATCATTCTATCTATGATTATACTTCTATCATGCTTGAGGAAGTTAATTTTGAATGTGATGTTTGTAATAAAGTTAGACCTTTTCATAACTTAAATAAAGATTTATATGTATTTCGCTTTATAGGAAAAGTTAATAATCTAAATGTAATGGCTGAATTTGAATGTGTTTCATGCAAGTCGCAAAAAAAAACATTTTCTATAGGAGTTGATTATGTAGATGGTTCAGATTTAGCAGGAGAAAAATGTGAGTATAAAATTACAAAATTTGGTGAATTTCCACAAAAAAAACTAACTAAAAATAAAGATTTGGATAAATTTTTTAAAACTGAAATGCAGTTGTATAGAAAAGCAATTGCTTGTCTTGATAATGGTTATGGTATCGGAGCATTTGTTTATTTTAGAAGGCTTATTGAAAACAGCATTATTTCACTTTTAGAAATGATCGAAAAAGATGATGGTGCTGATATAAATATGAAAAAAGCAATCAGTGAGTTAAAAAAAGAAAGCCCAATGTCTAATAAGATTGATATTGCAAAAAATGCTTTACCTCTTACACTTTATGTGCAGGGGAAAAATCCATTGGGTTCGCTTTATAAAATTCTGAGTGAAGGTGTACATAGCTTTACAGATGAAGAATGTTTAATAAGAGCAAAAACAGTTCAAAATTGTTTAGAGTATTTAATAGGTGGTTTAGCAGAAAATAAAAGAAGAAAAGAATTATTTGGTAAAAATTTAAATCTACTAAGCTAGTAATTAAAGTTTATTTATTGAAAAACCGTCTTAAAAAAGGCGGTTTTTTTATAGGAAAAAAATAAATGACCGCAATGCTTACAGAATGGACAACCGCTTGCCCAGACTGGGAGGAGCGTATTGTCAATAAACAGTCGCTCATGCCTTGTGCTCCTTTGTTTCCACAAGTTGCAGACGTTGCCGAGCGTATATTTAAAGAACTTATCCTTGTTGATGTGATGGATAGCCCAAAAATGGGAGATGTCACACTTGAATGGGTTATTGAGTTTGTACGCGCAATCTTTGGAGCTTATGATCCGAAATCAAAACGCCGTTTAATACGTGAATTTTTTCTTCTTATTTCAAAGAAGAATACTAAGTCTACAATTGCTGCAGGTGTGATGCTTGTTGCATTGTTACTGAATGACCGACTTTCAGCCGAGTTAATTATCTTGGCACCCACTAAGGAAGTCGCAGACAACAGCTTTAACCCGATTCGTGACTTTATCCGCGCAGACGAAGAACTCAGTGCAATGATTAATGTCTCTGAGCACACAAAGACAGTTACACACTTAGGAACTGGTGCAACACTCAAAGTTATCGCAGCGGAATCCAATGCGGCAGCAGGCAAGAAGGCCTCAATCATTCTAATTGATGAGGTCTGGCTTTTTGGTAAGCGTGCCAACGCTGAATCAATGTTTCGTGAAGCAAAAGGCGGTCTGACTTCACGGCCTGAAGGCTGTGTAATTTATCTGTCTACGATGTCAGATGAAGTGCCCTGTGGTGTGTTTAAGCAGCTTTTAGATTATGCCAGAGATGTACGTGACGGAATTAAAGTTGATAAAAGTTTTCTGCCACTTATTTATGAATTCCCTAAGCATCTAGTAGAAGCTGGCGAACATTTAAAACCTGAAAATTTTTATATTACAAACCCAAACTTGGGCGCATCGGTTGATCTTGAATATCTAATTTCGGAATTTAACAAAGTTAAAGATGCTGGTGAAGAATCTCTTAGAGACTTCTTGGCCAAACATTTAAACATCGAAATTGGCATGAATTTACGTGCAAATCGATGGGCTGGTGCAGAGTTCTGGAATCAACAAAAACATGTTTTTGGGCTTGATCAGTTAATTGAGCAATCTGATGTCATCGCATTCGGGATTGATGGTGGTGGGCTGGATGATTTGCTTGGAGCTGCTGCATTAGGGAGATTAAAAAAAGATCCTCGTATTTGGTGGCTTTGGAACCATGCATGGGCAAATAAAGTTGCTTTAGAGCGCCGTAAAGAAAACATCCCAAAGTACCAAGACTTTGAAAAAGAGGGAAGTCTGACTGTAGTTGAGAAAGTTGGCGAAGATATCGACCAATTGGCAGCAATTGCCAAGAAAGTCTATGACAGCGGCAAGCTTTATAAAATTGGACTAGATCCACTTGGTTTAGGTGGCTTACTTGACGGGTTGTTAGAAGTTGGAATACCAGAAGAGTCGATGCTTGCTGTTCCACAAGGCTACAAGTTGATGGGTTATATCCTTACAACAGAAAGAAAACTTGCAGAGGGAAATTTATTTCATGCAGGTCAGCAACTCATGACTTGGGCAGCGGGAAATGCGCGTGTCGTAATGGTTGGTAATGGGATGCGAATCACTAAGCAAGAATCAGGGGTGGGGAAAATTGACCCTTTGATTGCAACATTTAATGCCGTGGCTCTAATGACCATGAACCCTGAGCCAACAAATAAAGAATACAACGTCTATTTTTTCTAAATAATTTTTAACTTAAAGCCCGCAAATAGCGGGCTTTTTCTTTTTAAAGGAGAGCTTAATGCCTGCTCTACAGAAATCATTTGGCTCTTTTGAAATTAAGAGCACGAACGAGGAAAAGCGAACTTTTAAAGGGATTGCAAGCACACCAAATGCAGACCGCGCAAAAGACATCATGGTCCCAAGCGGGGCTAAGTTCGAGCTTCCAATGCCACTTCTTTTTCATCATGAGCACAGTGCTCCGATTGGACAGGTCATTGATGCAAAGGTGACTGATAAGGGAATCGAAGTAGAGATTCATATCCCAGAAATCATAGAAGAAGGGAACTTAAAAGCCCGTGTCGATGAAGCCTATCAAAGCCTCAAGTATGGATTAGTTAAAGGGCTTTCAGTTGGGTTTTTAGCCGATTGGGAACAGGCTCAATTTATCGAAGGTGGTGGCATCCAGTTTAACGAATGGGAGTGGTACGAACTCTCACTGGTGACCATTCCATGCAATCGCGACAGTTCAACAGATTATTCAAAAGCTTTCGAGGAATACAAAGCCGCGTTGGGCAATAAACCTCAGAAACCCGCAGCAGATGGCGTTTCATCTGAGCAAAAACACGTAATCGTAAAACTTGGTAGCCCAACTAAGGGTGGAGTATCTCTATGAATAAATATTTAAAACAATTGCTTGATGCGTTGGCAAAAAAACAAGCAGAAAAGCAAGGTGTTATCACTAAAGCATTGGATGATCAGCGCACACCCAATGAAGAAGAAGAAGAGCAAATTACTGCAATTGATCAAGAAATTGCCACAATTCAAAAAAATATTGATCGTGTAAAAGACATGATCAAACAAGCCGAAGAGGCTGGGGAAAATGGAACACCTGTAGCAGGTGGCAGTCCAGAAGAGGCTGCTAATACCGCTGGTGGTGGTAATCCAGCACCACGTGTTGAGGTTGAATCCAATCTTGAAAAAGGTGTTGGTTTTGCAAAATTTGTAAAGTGTCGAATGATTGCCTCAATTGAAGCGAAGAAGGGCAATTATAAATCAGCAGTTGATGTTGCTAAAAGCTTAGGTGAGCCGCCAGAAGTAATTGCTTTAATTGAAAAAGCCACCCTAGGCACAACGACTGATGCTGGTTTTGCTTCACCATTGGTGCATACAAACCGCTTAGTAGGTGAATACATTGAATTGCTTCGTGCTAATACAGTGCTTGATAAGCTGCAATTCCGAAAAGTTCCATTTAATGTTGAAATTCCCGCGCAGGCGACAGGTTCTATGACGGCTTGGGTTGGTGAGGGCGAGGCCAAGCCTTTAACTAATCCAACTTACGCAGATGTCAAAGTCGGCAAGCATAAAGTAGCTGCAATTGTGGTTTACACCCTTGAGCTTTTAGAGGGTAGCGATCCAGCAGTTGATGTATTAATTCGTGATGACTTGGTTGCTTCATCTGCTCAATTCACTGATGCTGAATTCCTTAGCGCTAGTGCAGGAACCACCAAAAAGCCAGCAGGTCTTTTAAATGGCGTTACGCCAATTACTTCAACAGGTAATACACCTGAAGCAGTTGCTAATGACTTGCGCGCTTTACGTGCTCAGTTCCTATCTAACAACCTTTCTCTTGCTGGTGCTTACTACCTTATGAGTGAAGTTAAGGCTGCAGAGCTTGCAGATATGCGCGATGCTTTAGGTAATACCTACTTTAAAGGCATGGAAGCAGGACTTAATCAGAAGACCTTAGGCGGCATCCCAGTTATTGAATCTGAAACTGTGGGTGATGTGATTATTCTTGTTAAAACATCTGAAATTCTGATGGCAGATGGTGGTCAAGTTGAAATTGCTTACTCTGACCAAGCAACTTTAGTTGATGGAACAACTGTTCATAACTTATGGCAAGAAAACAAATTTGCTATTCGTGCTGAACGTTTTGTTTCTTGGGCTAAACGCCGTCCGATTGCTGCAAGCTTCATTCAATACACTTAATTGATTGAATCTATTGATTAGAAAAAACAGCCCTTAATTGGGCTGTTTTTATATCTAAACATCACAATTGTTTAGCTATAGGAACAGTCTCATGAAAATTGAATATTTAAAGCAAATGCATGATGCCAATGTTGGTGACATAAAGGATGTACCAGACTTGGCAGCAAATGTCCTAATTAAAATAGGTGTTGCAAAGCCTTATGAAGAGCAAAAAAAGGCAGCCGCTAAACCTAAAAAAGAAGTAAAACCAATCGAATAAGGCGGTAATTATGGGCATTAGAGACTGGTTTAAAGGTAAAAAAAGCCTCCAAAGTGTCCATACTTCTGGGCAAAATGTTTGGAATAGTTTAACCGTTCAAGAGCCATATTCTGGCGCATGGCAGAAAAATGATGAATTAACACGCACTGAGCTGACAGCGTCCGATGCTGTATTTTCTTGTGTGAGCCTTATTTCTAAAGACATCGGCAAACTTCCTATTGTACTCAAAACTAAAGTTGATGGTGTTCTGGTACATGTTGACATCCCAGAAAAGCTTCGGGTGTTAAAAAAGCCAAATAACTATCAGACATGGCAACAGTTTCAAGAACAATGGACATCAAGTCTATTATTGCGCGGCAATACCTACGTTTGGAAATTACGCGATGCCTTTGGTGAGGTTTATCGAATGGTGGTTTTAAACCCCGATTTGGTAACACCGCTAATTGATAAAAATGGGAATGTCTTTTACCAATTAAGTAAGGATTGTTTGACTCAGGCAGAATCTGAAATTCTACCAGCTTCTGAAATTATTCATGATCGGATTAATACTTTTTATCATCCATTAGTAGGGCTATCACCAATTATGGCGTGTGGTGTAGTTGCAAAAATGGGGGTGAAAATCCTGAATAATGCTGCAAACTTCTTTGGAAATGGTAGTAGACCGGGTGGAATTCTGGTTGCTCCCGGTCCAATCGCAAAAGAAAAGGCAGAAGAAATTCAAGCGAGATGGAATCAAAACTATTCTGGGTCTAATTATGGCAAAACTGCTGTGATTGGTGATGGAATGACTTATACAGTTTTAGGTATGAGTGCTGCAGATTCCCAAATGCTTGAGCTTTTAGAAATGTCAGGCCGTGTTGTTTGTAGTGTATTTAATGTCCCTCCCTTCAAGATAGGCATTGGAACTGTTCCAGATGACCCAGAAAAGGCAAACGGTATTTATTATTCTGATTGCTTGCAAGCATTTATCGAATCTCGTGAAAACTTGATTGATGAAGGATTAAACCTAGAGTCATTTAAGGTAGAAAGCTTTCTTGATATTGACACTTTAATACGTATGGACTCGGAAAGATTCCACAACATGATTCGTGAAGATGTCAAAGGCTGTATTTTAACGCCAAATGAAGGCCGAGCAAAAATTGGAATGCTTCCTGTTCTTGGTGGTGATGCAATTTATATGCAACAACAAAACTTCTCACTTGAGGCACTTTCAAAGCGGGATTCTAAAGACGATCCATTTGGAAAATCTGAATCGTCATCTCAAAAAACAAATGATGCCCAGAAATCTTTTGATTCACTTTATCAAGGCGTTTTTTCTGTTAATGAAAAATATCAAATGGGCCAATTTGTGACCCATAAAGGAAGTCTGTGGCACTGTGAAAAGGATCATACTGGCGAATTTGATCATGCTAACTTTAAGCTTTGCGTGAAGGGGGCTAAATAATGTCAATTACAGATTTGGCCACTGTCAAGGCTCACTTGCGGTATGACTCAAACGACAATGATTTAGAGCTAGAAGCATATAGAGAAGCAGCAGAACAAGCCGTCTTAGATTATGTGACCGATGAATTTGCAGATGGCAATTATCCAAATCAATTTAAAGTAGCGGTTCTTCTTCTGTGCGGTTATTACGATAGCAATCGAAATCTTGAAAGCGAAATGCTGGTCGATGGCAATTATTTACCTCCACCTGTTAGAGCCTTGCTCTATAAATTTCGCAATCCTACTGCTATTTGAGGTATTTATGGGACAGAAAGCAAGCGACCTACGTTACCGCATCACTATTCAAAAGCCCATCCAAACCCAAGATCAAAACACAGGAAAATTAATCACCTCATGGTCTAATTTTGCAACAATTTGGGCAGAAGTTACTGATCTTTCAACAAGGGATGTTATTGCGGCAAAAGCAGCAAACAGCGCAATACAAGCCCGCGCAAAAGTTCGTTATAGCAGTACAACAAAGCAAGTTGATAGCACAATGCGGGTACTTTTTGATGGGTACTTTTACAAGATTGATGGTAACCCTATCCGAGATCCAGACTCACGCCGTGAGTATTTAACTATCAACCTTGCAACAGGTGATAAAGCATGGAATGTGTGATTTATGGCTACTCAAATACATGGCTTGGAGCCTGCTTTAAGAAAAATGCAGGCAATCGGTAATGAAAAAACTGTAAAACGTATTGCCCGTAAAGCGATGCGGCAGGCAATGAATATTGCAAGAGATGCAGCTCGTCAAAAAGTTAAACGCCTAGATGATCCTACCACTCCAGAAAAAATCTGGAAAGAAATTGTGGTTCAAAATGGCCGGAGTAGAAATAAAAACACTTTGGTTATGCGCGTGGGGGTGCGTGGTGGGGCACGTATTCCATATACAAATAATGCCCAAAATAGACGTTCTGGGCGTGTTGGAAAAACGTATCAAACAGATGGGCGAGTCTTTTACTGGCGATTCCTTGAGTTAGGTACAAGTAGACAGCCCGCCACCCCATTTTTAAGACCAGCGCTTTACGAAAACATTGAACAGATAACAGATAAGTTTGTTCAAGTATTTAATTTTGAACTCAGTGTGGTTTTAGGTGCAGCTTAATGATTGATGTTCCAATTTTTAATTTAGCCAGAGCAGATCCAGCGGTTAAGGCTCTACTTGAAAGCGATGGAATTTTGCGAGTCTGGAAGTTTGGAAGTGCTCCAGATGAGCCACAAGCGCCATATGTGACATGGCAAACAATTTCTGGTGATTCAAATAGCAACCTTGATTCACGTCCTGTTTCAGATAATGCAATTATTCAAATTGATGTATATGCAACTGATGAGGATGTTGTTGATCAGGTTGCGAAAGCAATTCGCTTTGCAATTGAACTTGATTGTTATGTAGTTCGATATGGTGAAGCAGATAAGGACCCAGTAACAGGAATGCCTCATTATTCATTTGATGTTAGCTGGATCATAAACCGCTAATAAAACTTAAACCATATTTTCACTTAGCACCCATTTCGGGTGCTTTTTTTATGCCTAAAATTAAGGAGCGCTCTTAATGGCTAATGTTAAAACTCAAAAAACACAGTTATTTACTGTGTTAAATGGTCAAGTGGTTCGTTTTGTTTGCTCTAAACGGATTGACTTGGGGCAAGATTCATTTCAAAAAATTGATGTAACTTGTCTTGATGCAGAATCAAAACAGTATGTTCGCGGTATGCGTGATCCTGGTGAAGGTGCAATAGAAATCGATTACGATGATACGAACACCAGTCATGACAAGTTAATTGAAATTGCCGAATCTGGAGAGATTTTAGAGTGGCATGTTGGCTCAGGCCATGCAGCAACACCACCAACTTACGATGAAACAACTGGGATTGATCTACCAAAGGATCGTATGTGGTGGTCATTCAATGGTTATATTAATCCTACTGCACCGAATGCATTTGAAGTCGATTCTGTAGTTGGTTATTCATTCACATTAATTCGTACTTCTGGTGTAACTCCAACTAAACGTACGGTGACTTCATAATGGCTAAGATCAGCATTACAGACTTAAAACAGAGTGTAACTACTCTAAACGTTCCGGTTAAAAAAGCCGTCAAGTGGAATGTTGAAGTAACAGAAAGTAATGTTGCTTCACTTAAAAAATTGACCAAAAATTCATTGTTAGAACTTGGTGAAACGGTTGAGCTTGAAGCTGATATTTTTGTTAAAAAAATGAACTTCAAGGAAAGTCGCGAGGCATCCAAAGCAATTGAATGGGATCTTAATTATGAGAATCTTGAGGATTCAAAGGTTAAGAAAATCGACTCAACTCACATGCAAGCTGCTCAATTACTTGGTTCAATTTGCTCAGATCAAAAGGGGACACCTTTTTTCTCAACTGTTAATGACATCTATAAGGCAGAGCCTAGTTTAATAAATGCTATGTATGCTGCTGCCGATGAAGTTAATAATTTTTTGGGAAAGTCTCGGAAGAAGAGCTTGCAGACAGAGAACTCCTCATTGAACTCGTCCTCAATGGAATCGGTGGAAACACCTTAGAAGAAGCTGAACAAAAACTTTCACATAGAGAGTTGATGTATTGGAGAGCCTACCGTCAAAGGTATGGCTCTCTTTTCTTCGGTCGCCGTTTAGAGCAAAGCTTTGGAAGCTGGATGGCACATTACACAGGCTTCAAAGTTAAAGAGGGAACAAAAGTAGACCCTTATATATTTATGCCTCATGAAACGCCTCCAGACGATGACAATTCATTGTCATTAGAGGAGTATTTTGAGAAGTATCATAGTAACTAGCCCTGCCATAAGGTGGGGCATGTGACATTTACATACCGTTTTGTTAAATTGAAGAAAATTGAAAAACGGTGTGTAAATGAATAAGTTTTTAATTATTGTTATTTTGGACAGCAAAATACATTAAAGAGGCATAAGGACAATATGAAAAAGATATTTATTTTTTTAGTTTTGATCAATTTAGTTGGGTGCTCTAATGATAAACCAAAAGAATATTTTGAGGGAGGTTTCGATTCAATGGAGAATTGTATCCGTGATGTTAAGATTAGATCAAAACACACACCAGTCGTTGAACTAATGAATGATACAAAGGTTAGTGGTAGCTTTGATGGACTAAAAAGGTCACAAGGAATCTGGACATGCGAGATAAAGCAGAATAAGACAGGCTATCCTTTTTATGGTTTTTTTAGTATTGAAAAGGATTTATAGTTTTTCTAAAAACAACTAACCGCTGAAAGGCGGTTTTTTTATGCCTGGAGAAAAGAAATGGCTACAAATTCACTTGGCAGATTAACACTGGATCTAGTGGTTCAGACGGCTAGTTTTTCAGAGCCACTAAGTAGAGCTGAACGGCAGGCGCGAACATCGAGTCAAGGGATTGCCAATTCTTTAAATATTGCAGCTATTGCTGTAAGTGCATTAAGTGGTGCGGTGGCTGGTCTTTCAGTGGCTCAACTTGTTAATTTTAGTGATCAAGTTATTCAGACTGGAAATGATATTCAAAAGTTTTCAAAACTTGCGAATGCTTCAGTGCGTGAATTTCAGTATTACGCTAAAGGGGCAGAAACTGCTGGAATTTCATTGGAATCTTTTGCAGATAAAATGAAAGACATGCAAGATCGTATAGGCGATTTTCAGCAAACAGGTGGTGGGCCTTTAGCTGACTTTTTCACCAATATAGCCCCTAAAGTTGGTGTAACGATTCAACAGTTTCAAAAGCTGTCCGGTCCAGAAGCACTTCAACTATTTTATAACTCATTGGAAAAAGCTGGAGCCTCTACCAATGATATGAAATTCTACATGGAAGCAATCATTTCAGATTCTTCTTTACTTATACCATTGCTAGAAAATGGTGGTGAAGGATTTAAAAAATGGGGTGACGCGGCTGAAAAAGCTGGTGCAATCATGTCTGATGATTTGGTTAAAAGCCTAGCTCAAGCAAGAGAAAACCTTCAATTAATGGATTTACAATGGCAGGGAGTCGAGGCAAGACTTGTAAATAATGTTGTTCCTGCTATCGAAACAGTTATAGAGAATTGGGATGATATTAAAGCGGTAACTATTGCCGTATCTGCTGGCATTGCAACTAGATTTGTTCCTGCTTTGGTTGTCGCTACATATCAACTTGGGCAAACTGCTATTTTTGCAGTTCGTGCGGGCGTGGGCTTAGCAAGCTTTGCAAGATCTGCTGGCGCTACAGCTGGAGTCATGGCTTTACTTGGTGGTCCTGCTGGATTGGCAATGTTAGCAACACAAATTGCTGTAGCTGGTGGTGCATATTTATTGATGACCAAACACACTCAAGATGCAACAAGTGCATTTGAAGAGCAAGGTTTAGCAATTAGTGAACTTCGAGAAAAATATAAAAGCTTTACCGCAGCACAGTTAGCTATAAAAGGTATTGAGGCAAGTGAGGAGGTTGAAAAACAAACCAGAGAACTAAAAAGTCTTCTTACAGCGTTAGAACAATTTGAAAACGACTTGAAAGTTCAAGGTGATATTAAGCAATTTACAGCGATTCAAGCGTACCTTGCTAGCTTAAAACAAGGTGGGGATGAAGCTAAGAATGCTTTTGCTCAGCTACAAAAGCAAGGCTTGGTTAGTGAGAGTACACTTAAGTTTGTTGCTGAATTAGATACAAAAATTAATGCTGCAAATAACTCTATAGATCGTCAAAAAGAGATCCAAAAATTAGTTAAAGATGTTACTGATGAGACAACTAAATCACAGCAAGCTCAAGCAAAAGCTGTCAAAGACTCTACTAAGGCATGGCAATCACTGACACAAAAACAACGTGACTACATTACCCAAGCCAAACAAGATGTGCTTAGAGAAGGATATATCAAGACACTTGTAAGAGAGGGGGTAAGTGTAGATAAAGCGAATGTTTATGCTGATGCACAGATCGCAGCAAATGGAGAAAATGCTTTTAAAGCACCATTGCCAAAGGATGTGCTACTTGCTGCCCGCGAGAACTTCAATCTAAAAAACTATACTTTTAGTAAAGACGAGTTGGCGGCAATTGCTCGTGCACAAGGTATTGCTAAGGCAAATAATTTTGCTCAGATTGAAAGTTTGTATGGTTTGCCTGCTGGAACACTTGCTGCCTTGATTCTTCAAGAGTCTGGGGCGAATGCTGGAGCAAAAAGTCATACTGGGGCAACAGGTCTTTTCCAAACAACGAGTGTATTTAGAAAACAGTATGGCCTTAATTCAAAAAGTTCGATTGAAGAAGTTGCAACAGCAGCGGCAAAAGACTTGCAAAAACACTACCAAGATTTTGGTGATCGTGCAAAAGCCTTAATGGCCTACAATGCAGGTGCAGGTGGCTTAAGAACCTATTTGAAAGGTGGTCTATCAGATAGCAAGCGCAAAGAGGTTGCTGGTTACGTACCCGGTTTCCAAAAATGGTTCGCCGGAGTATCTGGAAAATCTACTGTAGACAATTCAATTTTAATGCCTACACAGGCAGATCAACTTGAATTAATCAACAAAGCTGCCGAGTCTCAACAGGCTATTGATGAGGCAAGAAAAGAAGTTAACGCACGGTATTACACTGAAGCTCAACGACTTGCAAAGGAGCATCAAGATAATATTGATAAGATCACACTTGCGTACGCTGGTACACCGCAGTTAAAAGAAAAGCTTGCTCAAGAGAATGCATTATATGCCGCTCAAATTGCAAAACTTGAGTCTGATAAAAAGGAAGAGTACAACCAGTACTTTGCTTTTGAAACTGATCGAATCAAGCAGATTGAACAAAACTTTGATCGACAAAAAGAGTTAATCGACTCTAATGCCGAGTATGAGTACGGGAAATCGAAAAAAGCTTTAGAGATTAAAGCTGCTCTTGAGCGTCAAAAACAAGTTGAAATTGCTGCCGTAAAACGCGAAGAAGATGCACAAATTCAGTCGGCGTTTGAGGGTTATCTAAATCAGACTGAAATTGTTGTGAAGCGTTACCAACGTGAACGTGAAGAAATACTTCAAACTTATAGTTTAAGTAAACGTGTTCGCGAAGAGATGGCAAAATCTAAGGATTATGCAATTTTTGAAACTTTAAACCAAGCTTCTGACAGCGTCTTTCAAGTTGGTCAGAACTCTGCTCAATCTCTATTTAATAGACTTAATCCTGAAGAGTTTTCAAAGTTTAATTTGCAAAATCAATATTCTTCAGATTTCGGAGGACTCCAAACATCCTACAACGATGAAGTTGCTGGAATAAGTGCAATATCAGATGAGAATCTTCGCAATTCTATGCTTTTAGATGCACATGAGCAGTATTTGCAATCGAAAGCCGCACTTGATGCAGATTACGCACAAAAAGAGCGTGATTTGGATCAACAGAATTTTGAAACCAAGATGCAAGTTTATTCGCAAATTGCTGGAATGACTGGGCAGGTCTTTTCAGACATGACCGCACTATTAGAGCAAAGTGTTGGGAAGTCAAATGCACTTTACAAAACTATGTTCTTTGCCTCTAAGGCTGCTTCAATAGCTCAAGCAATTGTTAACACGGAAGAGGGGGCTACAAAAGCACTGGCACAAGGTGGCGCTTATGGAAGTGTTTTGGCTGGAGTTGTTAGGGCAACAGGTTATGCTTCAGTTGGTATCATGGCAGCTCAAACAATCCAAGGTATGGCCCACAACGGTATAGATAATATCCCGCGTGAAGGTACATGGCTTTTAGATGGTGGTGAACGTGTACTAAATCCTCAACAGAACAAAGATTTGACGAATTATTTAAATAATCGTCAAAACGGGGCTAGTGAGGGCAATGTACAAATTAGTCAGCAAATTACGTTTGCTGATGGATCTGCAAGCGTCAATACACAAGGGCAAAAGCAAATTGCTGAATCTCTGAATAATGCAATGGACGCATGGGCTAGACGCGAAAGCCGTCAAGGTGGTGTCTTGTTTAATCTAGTGAGACGCTAATTACCCAAGTTTAACCACTTAAACCCAAATAAACCCACTTTACTGAGTGGGTTTATTGCTTTTCAGGAAGTGAGAATATGAAAAGATATTTTATAGCATTCCTCTTTGCTTTTTTGATAACTGCAGTTTTTTACATAAGTTTAAGTTTGATTAAGTCTAATCATATTGCATATGCAACAGGCTTTGTATTTGGTTTGGCGCTCACCCTCATTTTTAAAAAACAATCTAAGAGTTCTAAAGCTGCAGAGCTACTAAACAAACATGTAAAAGAATGGGCAGTTCGTGAAAGTAGGCGGGCAGGTTTATTGGCTCCAGATCATGACACGACTAGTTTAGAAAATTGCAAAAAACGTTTTAAAGATAGTCCGGTAAGTATGAAAGTTGAGTGGTCAAAAAAAGATGAGTAATCGTAAATTCACTTGGTGCCAAGATCTAGAAGGCAACTCTGGTTCACAGAGCTTTAATACTTTGTCATCTAAGTTTGGTGATGGATATGAGCAAAATGTCTCAATAGGAATCAATAACCGAACAGGTACTTGGCAATATTCACGGACAGCAAAAAAAGCCGAAATTATGCAAATCAAAGCATTCTTTGATGATCACAAAGGTGCTGACTCGTTTCTTTGGGATTCACCTTTAGACGGTGAGGTCCGAGTAAAAACAGGTGAATATCAACCCCGCTGTTTGGGCGGTGATGTTTGGCAAATCTCTACGACATTCACCCAAGTCTTTTATCCTTAATTTTTAATCTCTTTGAAGCCCCTCTTTAGGGGCTTTTTTTATGCGAGTAAGAAAATGACTAAGCAAGTTATTAATGTTGGTTCAGCTGCAAATGACGGATCAGGAACACCAGCTCGAACAGCTTTCCAGTATGTGAATGCCAACTTTTCTGAGCTATATGATTTCCTAACCGGAACCACTAATGCAACCACACTCCCCGCAGCTCTACCAATTGCAAAGGGTGGTACAGGCGCAACTACGGCAGCTACTGCACGAACTGCATTAGGATTAGGTGATGCTGCAACAATGACAAAAACCACCAGTAATACAGATGCAACTTTAGGGCGATCTTTAGCTGTTGGAAATTTTGGTATCGGGCGTGGAATTCGAGTTATAGACACAGATGCATCTGGAGACTTAAATAAGGTTATTACTCCTGGTTTTTATGGCAATGATACTTTTGCGTCTGGAACATTGGCTTTAAATTTTCCAGTTGCAGGTCAAGTGGGGACATTGATTGTCACTGATATCAGTGGGTCAAATAACTATAGAGCACAAATTTATATTCCGTTAACTGGTGGTTCAGTAAGCGGAAACTTTTTCTTTCGATCGACTTCAGATTTAGGTGCGACTTGGAGTCCGTGGACACGTTTAATTAGTAGCAATTCATTAGATTATCAACGATTACTTAACAATGGTTTTGCTGCAAATAAAAACTTGGGGTCAACAGCATTATCCGGTTTTGATGCAGGTGGTTCATATATTGGGTTACAAAGTACTGGAGCTGGTGCTACCTCAGCTGGTGATTATCCTTTAGCCCAAGCTCAATACATTATTGGTATGAATGCTGGGAACACTGCAGAACACGCTGCACATTTAAGTATTGCAACTTCAGCAACCTATATCGGCTTTAGACGTAAATCATATCAAGGCGCTTATACACCGTGGTACGCATTGCGCGGAGAGCATAACACCACAGTCGATGCAAACGGATTTATCAAATCCGCTTCACCCGTTGCTAAACTCTTTGCTGATTCAATTGAGTTAAACGATGACGCACAAAAACAGCCAATTACTTTAGAAAAATTAGGTGTTGGTGATTATCTGATTAAAGGCTCATTAGGTTTTGCTCAAGAAGGTTGGTATATCGAAATGCCAAAGGATGCAAACGGTAACGTGTTGGTTGCTGTAGCTTATAAGCAACTTGAAAATAATGACATCTCAATTAAGACATACAAGAAGAAGTTTGATATTGAAACTGCTTCGATTGTTCCTGATCTTGAAAATCCTGTAGATATCCCTGAAGGGCGTAATATTGACATCCGTTTCCATGAAGAAGTTGTATTAGAGGAGACACTACCAGATGACATTGAACAGTGATTTCCAGAAACTTTATGTAGACGGCCTTATAACATTGTATGAATTAGATGCCAGCAGCTTAGGTGCTGGCATTTTACGTTTCCATGGACATATTTCTTATGAAGACTGGGAAAAAATTTATGTCTCAGCGGATTTGACGAGCTGGAAAGCTGATACAGCAACAATCAAGGCTGATAAAGTTTTTAATATCGGCGATCAGAAAGTATGGATGCGAAATATTATTTGGCAAGGTCAAGTATTTGAGCCAATGGCGCTTGAAGTCTCTGGCCTTGAAATGCGTTCGGATGGTAAAGCTTCTGCACCGACTTTAAGTATGGCCAACAATATTAATGGAATTCAAAATGCTTTATCTGCCTATTGTTTGCAATTTAAAGACTTTGCTGGGGCTAAACTTAAAGTCATTACCACACTTGCTAAATATCTGGATGCCGAAAACTTCACGGCAGGTAATCCTACTGCTTCAAATGAGTTCAAGGAGCAGCTTTGGTATATCGAGCAAAAAACATCCGAAAATGCCCAGCAAGTGACCTTTGAGCTTTCAAACCCAATTGATTTTGAAGGGTTGAAAATTCCTGTACGTCAAATTACTTCACTTTGTCATTGGTGCATGATGGGAAATTATCGTGGTGAAGAATGCGGATATACCGGGGCGGCAATGTTCACCGATAAAGATGAGCCTACCGATGATCCAGCTTTAGATCGATGTAGTGGGAGTTTGCGTTCTTGTCGGTTACGGTTCGGTGAAAATAAGCCATTACCTTTCGGCGGGTTCCCAGCTTCAAGCTTATTGTGAGGTTTTATGAAACTTACAGCAAAAACCAAAAAAGCAATCATGACCCATGCCGATGAATGCTATCCGCATGAATGCTGTGGGGTAATTGTTGGAAAAGAATATATCCGCTGCCGCAATGTTTCAGCTCAATCTGATCAGTTTGAAATCCATCCTGAAGATTTAGCTATGGCTGAAGATCAAGGCGAAATCTTAGCTTATGTGCATTCCCATCCAGATGGAACAACAAGAGCATCGGAACTCGATCTGATTCAGATTGAACTACATAAAAAGCCATGGGTAATTTGTTCATATCCGGATCTGGATTTTCAAATCTACGAGCCGTGTGATTATCGCGCCCCTTTAGTGGGGCGTAATTATTTTCATGGCTGGCAAGATTGCTATGCACTTATACGTGATTTTTATAGCCGTGAGTTAGGTGTGGAGCTGTTGGATTTTCAGAGAAAAGATGCTTGGTGGGAGGATAAATCCCATCCATCACTTTATCTTGAAAACTATGAAAAAGCAGGCTTCTATGAAGTAGATACACCACAATATGGCGATATGCTTGTTTGTCGTGTTGGGCGTACTGAGCATCCCAATCATGCGGTTGTTTGGCTGGGTGATAATGGTCAGCTTAAATCTGAACAGACAGAACAATGCATAGGTTCAAGTTTAATACTGCATCATCCGTATAACAGAAAGTCAGTACGCGAAATTTATGGTCAACAGTGGCGTGAACGTACTGTAAAAATCTTGAGGCACAGAGATGTTAAAAACAATTAAGTTATATGGCGTTTTGGGTAAAAAATTTGGACGTGAATATAAGCTAGATGTCGCCAATACTCGTGAAGCTATGCGGGCTTTATCAGTTCAGATCGCTGGCTTTGAGCATTTTATGTTGCATGCACATGAGCAGGGCCTACGCTTTGCCGTGTTTTTAAAAAGAAAGAACTCAAGTAATAAACGAGGCAAGAAACGCCCAGCCATTTACGATCATGAAACTAAGCGCCTAATCACTGGTGACAATATCGGTGAAGAACAGCTTGATATGAATACTGAAGCTGAGGTTATTCATATTGTTCCACGTGTAGTTGGTGCAGGCGGTAATGGAATATTACAGACTGTATTGGGTGCTGTGATGGTCGTGGTGGGGGTTTTAGTAACTGTAGGCACATTGGGCGGTGGAGCACCACTCGGTGCTGCATTGATTGGCTCAGGTATTGGAATGATGCTTGGTGGAGTGGCCATGATGCTTATGCCTAAAGTATCTACCACTCAAGATCAAAACCAAGATGGCAACAGAGCAAACGAAGGTTTTGGCGGTGCAGTGACTACAGTGGCGCAAGGCAATCCTGTACCCATTCTATATGGGCAGCGTGAAGTAGGTGGATTCATTGTCAGTGCTGGTCAGTATCCAGAAGATCAGATGTAGTTTTTTAATCTTTTACAGGCGCTTTTTAGCGCCTTTTTTATTGCGTGAGATTTGATATGGCGATTGTAAAAGGCGCAAAAAAAGGCAATCAACAAGCTAGACAGCCAGTAGTTGCCCCAGATTCAGCACAATCTAAAACCTACATTAAAGTTTTATACGGTATTTCCGAAGGGCCGATTGAAGGCTTGGCAAATGGTCTTCAATCCGTTTTTCTTGAGGAAACGCCGCTAGAAGGTCCAACTGGAACTCTTAATTTTGACAATGTAAAAACAGATTTCCGTAATGGTACTAATGATCAGGAATATATAGAAGGTTTCCCTGCTGTTGAAAATGAGACAGCAATAGATGTTGAGTTGAAATCAGGCACGCCTTGGGTAAAAGCATTTAATAATCTAGATCTGGATGCCGTCCGTGTACGTTTCAAATGGGGTCCTTTGCGTACTCAAGACGCAACAAATGGGGATGTGAGCGGATTAACAATTGAGTATGCGATTGATTTGCAGACTGATGGCAATAGTTGGAGTGAAGTATTAAGAGCTAAAATTTCAGATAAGACTTCGGCAAATTATGAGCGTGCTCACCGTATTGACCTACCAAAGGCTGATAGTGGCTGGTTATTGCGAGTTCGACGTATTACCCCTAACTCATCTTCTGAATATATCAGCGACAAGATGTATGTATCTGCGGTAACAGAGGTAATTGATGCAAAATTACGTTATCCAAATACTGCTTTACTTGGTCTTCAATATGATGCCGAGACTTTTGGAAACGTAGCAAAAGTTGCTATGGATACAAAGGGTAGGCTCCTAAAAGTTCCTACTAATTACAATCCAGCAACACGGCAATATGTTGGAATGTGGGACGGCACTTTCAAAGAGGCTTATTCCAATAACCCGGCATGGATCTATTACGATATATGCACCGTAGACCGTTATGCTTTGGGTGACCGATTAACCCCACTCATGGTTGATAAGTGGTCTTTATATCGTTTAGCACAATACTGTGACCAAATGGTGCCGGATGGTCTAGGGGGGCAGGAACCACGCTTTACTTTTAACGTTTATCTTCAGAGCGCAGAAGGTGCATTTGAGATTTTAACTAAGTTAGCTGGTGTGTTTCGTGCGATAACGTTTTGGGATGGTAATAGCATTATTTGCGATGCGGATATTCCCCAAGATACTTACTTTACATATACACGTGCCAATGTCATTGATGGCAATTTTGAATACTCAGGAACCCGTGCGCGTGATCGCCATAATGTTGTAAAAATTGCGTGGGATAACCCAGCTAATCACTAAAAACCGAATATGAGTTTGTTCGTGATGAGAAAGCAATTGCTGAAGCGGGCCAAGTTCGTATTTTGGAAATTGATGCTTGGGGATGCACTTCGCGCGGACAAGCGCAGAGAGCAGGTCACTGGGCTTTAAAGTCAGAGCAACTTGAAACACGTACAGTGTCTTTCAAAGTTGGTCTAGATGGGCACATTCCTTTGCCGGGGAAAGTAATTGAAGTTGCTGATCCTCTATTTGCAGGTCGTGCAAATGGTGGTCGTGTATCTGCTATTTCGGCAGATCGTAAAAGTATTACTTTGGACCGAGATAATGTGGTTGCAAAAGCTGGCGACCGACTCGTAATTAATGGTGAAAATGGCAAAGCCCAAACACGTATTGTTCAGTCAATAGCAGGTAGAGTTATTACAGTAACCACGGCTTTTGATGTGAATTCGATTGCTGTGCAAAACATTTGGGTTTTAGATGCTCAAGACTTGGCAACAATGAAGTTTCGGGTCATCTCTATTACTCAAGATGATAAACATCAATTTAGCATTACCGCTCTTCAATACAATCCTTCAAAGTTTGATGCAATCGACACTGGAGCACATTTTGAAGAAGCACCTATTTCAATTGTTAATCCTACTGTTCAGGATGCGGTTACAAACGTCACCATTACAAGTGAAAGCCGAGTAGATCAAGGTATTAATGTTGCCACAATGATTGTGTCATGGGCACAAGCCCGTGGAGCAGTTAAGTATCTGGTTGAGTGGCGTAAAGATGACGGTAGCTGGATTAAATTGCCACTGACAGGCAATAACTCGGTAGAGGTACCCGGTATTTATGCGGGTCAATATCAGGCGCGTGTAACAGCAATTTCAGCATTTGAAATTTCTTCTTTACCGGCATACTCAGTTTTGACTGCATTGACTGGTAAG